TATTAGTTATGTAAGTTACTCAAATAATCCTCCAACTACTCCTAACAAATATACTGAGAAACAAATCATACTTAATTCTGGAAGATTAGTATTTAATTCTAACCAGGATCATATTTTATTAAGCTCAGCTAAATCTATAAACTTAAATTCTCAAGAATCAGTTAATATAGATACTAAGAAATTTATAACTCAAGCAGATAAAATATTTTTAGGAACAGAGGAATTAGCAACTCAACCATTAATGTTAGGCTCTAATACAGTTGATTTACTTAAAAATTTAACCTCAGCTGTTAAAGAATTAGCTAACACATTAAAAACATTACAATCTGCTCCGGTTGCTCCAGGTAGTCCCGCTACTTTTCCTACATTATTGGTACCTATGTCACAATTAGTAGTTACATTAGAATCTTTAGAAAATCAATTGAATAAAGGAGTATTAATATCAAAACGTAATTTTACTTTGTAATGCCTGCTCCATTTACTATAACTCAAAAAAAATCTAGGGATAATTTTACTTTTGAAGAATATTATAAAATTCTTGAAGAAGTAAAACAAACCTATGGTACAATTGATCCTACTATAAGAATTTCTCCACCAGAAGCTTATGCTGCTGATTCTCAAGTAGCTTATGGACAACCAACAAAACCAACATTAATTTCAAAATTTGAAAATCTAGTACTTTCAGATGTAGGCCCAGTTACTAGAGAATATATTTCTTTATTAAGAGGATATTTAATTCAAAAATACCCATCTTTATCTCCAGTTATTCAAAATATATCTCAAGAAGATACTAGAATAATTAATGAATATTTAGACATCCCTGAAATGCAAAGATATTTAACAGTAAATGGATATAATTCTTATGTTCAATATTGGCAAGCATATCAAGATTATAGAGCTATAACTCCAAAATATCCTCAAAGAGCTACCCCAGGAAATTTGGAAAAAAATAATCCTTTAGTATTTGGAAAAAGAAATGCTAATTTATTTATTCCATATGTAACTACTACTGTTGTCCCTAATGCAACCCAAGTAAATAGACAAACTCAACAACAACAACAACAAAATTTATCACAAAAACAAAATACTAATATTGTAAACAATATTACACAATCTCCTAAATAAGATGGAAAGTAGAATACCACTATTAATAGTTAATAAAGGTCAAGAACTAATTACTCAATTAGTTCCTCAGATTATTGACATTGCTAGTCAAACAGGTATTCAAAATATAGGAACATCTAATGTACAATTACCGGATACTTGTTTAGTCTCTGATGAATTACAAAGAATTTTAAGTTTAAGAAATACTTTAGTTAGTAAATTAAACACAACTGTTGATCTTATAGAAAAATTATCTAAACCATTAGATATATTAATACCTACAGTAAATACATTATCTACATCTCTCCAAGTTATAGACACAGCTCGTATAGCAGCTAATGCCGCTATGGCATTTATACCTGCATTACCAGGAGCTGTTCCCGCTGTTATTAATAATTTAAAAGATTTAATTGAAATAATAGGTCCTAAAATTACTACTACTAAAAATGGTATAACTACCTTACAAACAGCTTTAGATTATGTTAATAATATTTTAAAAAATTTAATAAATATATTTAAATCTATAGACCAATATTTAAATAATTGTGGAGCAGTTTCTGAATCAACGCCATTAACATCTTTAAATTCATACCTACAACAATTAGAGCAACAACAAAATACTGTTGATATGGCTCCTATTAATCAAGTATATAGAGGATTTGTATTAGAAGTGAAAGAGGAACAATTTTCACCTACTGTTAATAGAAGAAAAGCAGTAGCATTAAATCCTCAAGGTATTGTTTTATTACAAACCCCATTATCTTTTACATCTATCCCTGAAGTTTTAATTCAACAACTTAAACTAATTATCGACTCAAATAATTTAAAAGCTGAATAATTTAATATTTATAACAAGATGAAAACCGATATTTTAAAAAAACTAATTAAAGAAGCAGTAAAAGAAGCTATTCATGAAGAAATGAAAGATATTCTTTTAGAAGCAGTTCGTGGTAATAAACAACCAGTGAATGAATCTGAGTTTAAGACTTTTGCCTTTAACACTAATTCTATTCCTCATCAACCTGTTAAATCTTCAACAGATACTAAAAAAGCATATTTAGATATTTTAGATGAAATGACTCAAGGTCCTAAATCTGGATTTGATGGTGAATTTAAAGTACAAGGATCTGTAAATACAATGTCTGAGGGTAGTGCTTTACCTGAAGGAACATTAGGATTAGATCAGATAATGGGTTTAATGAAAGGTAAATAATGGCATTTGGAGCGAAAAAAATATTTCCGATTGATACTAAACCTGGAACAGCGGTAGGAATTTCTATTCCTTTCAACGCTCCAGCAGTATTTTTCTCAACATATACTACTCAAGACGCTATTAGAAATAATTTATTAAATTTTTTTTTAACTAATAAAACTGAAAGATACTTAAATAATCAATTTGGAGCTAATTTAAGAGCTTTTATTTTTGAACAAATTACTAATGATAATCTTGATGGATTAAAAGAAAATATTCAATCTCTTATCATTCAGTATTTTTCTAACATCAAAGTAGATAAACTAGATATTTTACAATACCCTGATACTAACGAAATCAATGTTCAATTATATTATAGTATTATTAATACAGGAATAACAGATCAAGTACAAATATCATTTACATAATGGCTGCTAATAAAAATATAAAATATATAAATAAAGACTTTAATGAGTTTAGAGCTAGTTTAATTGACTACTCTAAAACTTATTTCCCAACTACATATAATGACTTCAGTCCTGCTTCACCAGGTATGATGTTTATGGAAATGGCAGCATATGTAGGTGATGTTTTATCTTTTTACTTAGACAATCAAGTACAAGAAAACTACTTACAATTTGCTCGCCAATCAAATAACTTATTTGAGTTAGCTTATATGTTTGGTTATAAACCAAATGTAACGGGCATAGCAAATACTACTGTAGATTTTTACCAACAAGTTCCATCTAAATTATCTGGATCAACTTATATTCCTGATTTTGATTACACTTTATTTATTCCAGGAAATTCCACTGTTTCTTCAACAAATTCTACTTCATTTTTAATATCAGACCCAGTAGATTTTTCAGTGTCAAGTTCAGGAGATCCTACAGATATTACTATTTACCAAATATCATCAGGTAATCCAACATATTTCCTATTAAAGAAATCTCGTAAAGCCATTTCATCTACAATTAATACTAAAACATTCTCATTTTCTTCTCCAATTAAATTCAGTACTGTAGAAATTTCAGCTACTAATTTAGTTGGAATATTAGATTGTACTGATAGTGAAGGAAATACTTGGTATGAGGTAGATCATTTAGGTCAAGAAATGGTATTTAATTCAATTAAAAATACAAATACAAACGATCCCAATTTTTATCAATATGGTGATACTCCATATCTGTTAAAATTAAAAAAAGTACAACATAGATTTACAACTCGTTTAAGAAATTCAACTACATTACAAATTCAATTTGGAGCTGGAACAACATCTGACTCAGATGAAAATATTATTCCAAATCCTGATAACATAGGTATAGGTTTACCATTTGAGCAAACTAAACTTACTACAGCTTATTCTCCAACCAATTTCTTATTTACTAAGACTTATGGTATAGCACCTTCAAATACCACCTTAACATTTAGATATTTAACTGGTGGTGGAGTAACAGCTAATGTAGGAGCAAATACTTTAACTAGATTAAACAGTACTCCTAAATTTTTAAATAGTAACCTTAATAGTGTCACAGCTAATTCAACATTTAGTTCTTTAGCAGTTACAAACCCAGAAGCAGCTAGTGGGGGTGGTGATGGAGATTCTATTGAAGAAATTAGACAAAATTCTTCTGCTAATTTTGCTTCTCAATTACGAAATGTAACTCAAGATGATTATTTAGTAAGAACTTTAAGCATGTCTCCTAAATATGGAGAAATAGCTAAAGCATACATTGAACCGACTAAAGTTAAAAATATTTCAGCAGGTGAATCTAATAGTATTTTAGATTTATATATTTTAACTTATGATATAAATAATAAATTAACAACAGCATCTTCTGCTTTAAAACAAAATTTAATCACATATTTATCTCAATATAGAATGGTTAATGATGCTGTTAATATTAAAGATGGCTTTATTGTTAATATTGGAGTAGATTTTGATATTATAGTACTTCCTAACTATGTAAATAATGATGTTTTAGCAAGATGTATTACTACTTTACAAAC